CCCTCTGCCCCTGCCATATACGGCCCAATAGCTCAGCTGGATAGAGCACTTGACTACGAATCAAGGTGTCGGGAGTTCGAATCTCTCTTGGGTCACCAACAAAACCACTTTTATTTTGTCGGGATAAACAGTTATGTTTTTAACGGCAAGCTCAAACAGGGTCTTGATAAATTCAGGACTCTGTTTTTGTTTGAGCTGTTTTTGAAAAGTATCAATGATTTTATCAATATCAAAGGTTGTAGACTGTGCGATAGCCTGTCTGTCTTCGGCTTCTTTAATTTGCGCCCTGAGCCGCAGTATTTCTTCCTTGATTTGCGCCATTTTTGCGGATGTAAATTCATCTTCCCGGTCGGTCATATACAAATCGTATAATTTATCAAGCCGCTTAGAAGCATCGCTCTCCTGCTTTTTTAGCCTTTTTACCTGGTCTGTATAGTCCGGAACTTTGACGCCCATGTTGTTTTTAGCAATAATTCTTTTTATCTGGTCGTGTACATCCGGAGCCGTAAATAATTTGCGTATTAATTGATATACTGTTTCTTCTATATCATCACGATTGATAAATTTCTGCGTGCATTTCTCGTCTCCAACAAGACGTCCTTTTGGACATCTGTAGTAATAGTTTTTTATACCACGGCTGTTTTTCGTCGAGTGTGCGACCATAACAGACCCGCATTTCCCGCAATATATAAGACCGGATAAAGCATAGATTGCTTTTGCATTTCCTGCTCCTGATCTCCGTTTATTCTGATCCAATTTAACCTGCACCTCCTCAAAAATATCCCTTGAAACAATGGCCGGAATAACATTTTCAAAATACTGTACATTAGTGCTTGTCTGGTGTGTATTTCTTTTCCCCTTCCGGAATAGCGTTCTGCCAAGATAAAGGTCTCCAACATACTTTCTGTTCCGCAGAATTTCATAAATAGACGCTAAAGTAAATTCTTTCCCGGCGCGGTTTCGATACCCTGCATTAAAAAGCCGCTTGCGTATAACGCCGTAATGGACACCTGCGGAGTACCAGTCAAAAATCATACGAACCGCGGCCGCTTCTTTTTCATTGATAATTAGCTTTTTATCGGCATCAACAGAAAAACCATACGGCAGTCTCCCACCAGTGCACTTACCTTGAATTGCATTTTCGCGGAGCCCTTTTTTAATTTCATTTGAGAGGTTTCGTGAGTAATAAGCTGCCATGCCGACCAACATGGATTCCATCATCTGCCCTTCGGGGGACGTGCTGTCTATGTCCTGCCGACTGTAAGCATATTTTACGCCGGCTTCTTCCAGCTTGTGCTTTGTTATGTAATAGTCAAGTTCGTTTCGGGCATTGCGATCTATTTTGTGAAATACTACGACATCAAATTTTCCTTTCTGCGCATCTTTCAGCATGAGTTTGTACTGATCGCGGCCGATAGTCGTAGTACCTGATTTCGCTTCATCGGCGTACTTTGCAACAATAGCATAGCCGTGTTTTTTACAGTATTCCGTGCTGTCTCTGAATTGCGCAAGAATAGATTCTTCGCGTTGGTTTTCAGAAGAAAATCTGGCGTATAAAGCGGCTCTAAGCATAAAAAAAATCAGCTCCTTTTTTAGAAATGGGCTGATCGTGTTATAATATAATAGTAATCAGCCCGTGGGTGGGTTATTACATTCTCCCGTTATCGTACCGTTAATACGATAGCGGGATTTTTACATGCTATGCTGGAATATATACGCGGTCAGTATTGGACCCTAATACTACGATGTGATGGTCGATTATTTCTCGTATTAGATCCTTTTTTAAGCCCGAAGCTTCAATTCCCACGTCATCTAATATCTTCTGTAATTCTGCTTTCTTCATTTTAGATAACATAACCTCTTTAGTTGCATCTTTCAAAATACTGGTATCAACAAATTCTTTAATAAAATCAGTCTCTTTATAGTTCGTTAGGGGCGCACTATTAAATAACATATTAAATGAGATGCCGTTCTTGTATTGATTTGCGAGATAGATAACGGTTTTTCTGAAAGATTCCATATCATCCGCCCAGTCAGCGTTATAAATATTCGGAACGATTCCACGCTCAACAGCCCGCAGTAAAATTTGAGTACAGCCCTCCGCGTCAGATAAAGAATTGTGGTGATCTAATTTAAGACCCAACGCCGCGCACACTGTAGATAATTTATAATTGTTTAAACCCGGGAAAGCAGATCGCACGACTTCTACAGTGTCTATGTATAAAATGGGCTCATGCAAATTCAAAGAATAGACTTGATCACAGTGTTTTAAACAGCCGATATCAAATGGGGCATTGTGGGCAACAAGTACACACCCCGCGATGAAATCCTGTAAAGTCGATTTATAGTACTCCTCGAATGTAGGGGAATCTTTTACACTATCCCAGGTAATGTGGTGTATGTGACTATTTGTAAACTGTTTTTCCGGCGGACGGATAAGAGAAGTTATTTTGTCTACAACTTGTCCATTTTCAACTTTCACGGCCGAAATACTGCAAATTGAAAATGGCTGCGGACTCGCGGTTTCCACATCGATAGCAACGAAACTATTTAGCGGATATTGGTACGTATGATGACTGTGAATATCCATTCTTGCAAAACCGTTATATTCGGGTCGCCTGAACGGGTCTAAACTATGATCTATGCCGGGACGTTCAACAGGCTTACTTGCTGTCAAAGAGGATTCATCTCCTGATTTTTTCTTCTTAATATATTTGAAATAAATCCATATCAAAATTAGCAGTACTATAACAGACATTTCAGGCTCCTTTCAAAGAAAATCATTGGATTTCCGATTGCCTTAATACGGCCAGCCCCAAAACCTTTATATTTTCACAGTTATCCTCGGTGAAAAACATCGGAGCATATTTACTGTTGGCCGATGCCAAAGATACTGTTTTACCCGATTTGTAAAAACGTTTTAGACAGACCTTTTCGTTATCTATTTCAACACAGGCAATCCGGCCATTCGGTACCTCCGGCATAGACTTTATAAAGACTATATCGCCGTCGTTGATATTTGCATCGATCATACTGTCCCCGCGGACAGTGATACAAAAATCTACATCATATTTATTATCCACATCATAGTACGGTGTATCTTGGTTGAGATCTTCAAGCGGCTGTCCAGCGGCGGCGTATCCCAGCATGGGGACTTTTTTAAATTGTGGCTGATGGGCGCCCGGTGGGATAGCCGTTTCGCGCATAGCGTCTTCATCTCGCGCCTTCTTGAAACGTTCATACATATCCACGTCGCCGTTAAAAATTTCGGGGATGTATTCATCGTACATCTCATTATCTACATAAAATTCGTATAAAGTTTTATCGTATGCCTCGCATATCTTTTTTAAAAGATATAAATTAATAGGCTCTATACCATTTTCGTAATCCTCCAAATCTTTTTGGGGGATTTTTGTTATACTGGCAAGTTCGCTTAAATCGAGCCCCTGCTGTAGCCGCTCACTTTTCAACGCATCGCCGATTCGATCGTCGCATATCTGATCTGTGTCCAATAGGTAATCAATAGGAACTTTATACACGTTCGCAATCGCTTTAATCAAGTCAATATCAGGTTTACGTATTTCATTTTCGTACTGACTAAGTGTGTTTTGAGCAAGATTGAATTGCTGGGCAAACTCTTTCTGACTCAAGCCGTGCATCAGTCTCAGTTGCTTAATTTTCACAATTGTCACCCCCGAAGTCCTGTACTTTATAAGATCATAATATCTCTATTTGCGATTATTGTCAAGAAAAATCTCAAATAGCACTTGACAGATATCTCAAAAAGGGATAAACTAAGGTCACAATAAATCTCATATTGAGATAGAAAGGAGGATTAAATTGCGAGAGTATTTAATTCGGGCGCGCACAAAAGCCGGTTTAACTCAAGCGCAAGCGGCGAAGAAACTACTAATTTCTCAAAACTACTTGTCTGATATTGAGACCGGGAAGAGGCAAAAGGATCTGAAGCTCAACGTACTAAAGGGATGCGCGAAAGTTTACGAAGTTCCGCTGGATACCTTGATTTATGGCGAATCAGAGTACCAAGAAAGAAAAGAGGAGTAGCATGTATAAAAAAATTCAATATCAAAAATCGGGTAAAGACCCTCTCGAATTTCGTATATGAACTATAGGGACTAATTCACATTAATTTCTTCTCTCCGTTGAGCCGCCCGCAAATAACAAGTTGTTATTGCTATATCCACCGTGAACTGTGTTATGCTCGACAACAATTACCCTGGGCGGCTCAACGGAGAGAAGAACAGAAAAAAGCGAGGTGATTAAATTTGAGAGTTTCAGACGAGCTTCCATCAGTTATTGAAGTCAGTTATCAACCGCCGGGAGAAGAAGCAGATTTTCACGAATACAAGTTGGCGAAGTGGATTATGAGTTTATCGAAAGAACAGGAGGACTCAACATGGTAGATAAAATGATGAATTGGCTATGGCTGTTCGTGTTTATCACGATGCTTATCGCAGTCGTGGAGAAGCTGTCATGCGTACGTTTTTAATCGCATTTACGGCAATTGTTCTCTTAGCCGGTTACGTAGTACAGCCACCGGAAAAGACGGTGCCGTACAAAGTGACACTCCGGAACGGTGAGAGTGTCTGGGATGCTTGCACGAAAGTCGCAAGCAGTAAAGATGACGTGCGGGAAGTGGTCTACAACGCGATGAAAGAAAACCACATCAGCAACCCGGGCAGCGTTCAGCCGGGGACGGAATTAGTTATTCGAGTAAAGGAGATGAACTAATGGGGAGAAAACTCATATTAGCATTTCTAATCAGCGTATCAAGTATCTTGCTTGCACAAGCCGAATGGCTCATCGCAGAGTGTAGCGCGTACACACCGTACGACAGCGGAACGATTACTGCGACAGGCGAGACAGTCCATGTCGGAGGGGTCGCTTGTAACTTCCTGCCGTTCGGTACCGTCGTCATCATCGACGGCAAGGAGTACATCGTAAATGACCGATGCGGCATAGATAATTGTATCGATATTTTCATGGAAAGCTACGAAGAAGCGATTCAATTCGGTAGACAGTACAAGGAGGTTTATATCAAAAGATGAATTATAAAAAGATTTATTCGCAAGCACTTAAAACTATTTTAGGTGGAAGAGAGGGAATAGTTCTCCGGCAATTTACTGAATCCGCGGACGACAAGGACCTACTCACATTTGATAATTACGGCTTGTTTTTCATCCCGAAAGAGCTAAATGTCTTCGCGAAGCATGTCGGGACATCGTTATCCGCACATGAGGTGTGTAAGTTCATTCCGAAAAAGGATGCAGTACTCACAACTCTACAACCGACAAGCACTGTTATCGGAAAAAGGCCGTGCGGGCGTGTGTTAGAAAAACCAGACGGCAGTGAATATCCGTATCTTCTCGATGACAGCTATTTCGGATATTTCGACCATGACGCGGAGATTAAGGTAAACCTGGCTGCAAAAACGTCGGTATTCTATATTTTCGAAAATGACAAGTTGGTATGCGTTGTCGCACCAATACACAGAAAGAAATGAAAGGTGGTGGTGTAAATTGATTGCTGGTACAAGTAAAAACCGCTCAACTGCTGGAACAGTTAAGCGGCAAAAACAAACACTTACTAATTTAGTATAGCACAAATGAAGGAGACAGAAAAATGATTAGAATCGAAATCGACGCAGAGAACGTAATCGAATTGAAAGAACAGTTGAAAGGCCTCTTGAACGAGCCGGTTAAAAGCACAGTAACAGTTACACCGGAAAGCGTTACAGTTACCGCACCACAGGTCAAAGAAGTCAAAGCGCCGAAGGCAAAGAAAGCAGAGCCCGTAAAAGAAGAACCGCCGAAAGCGGCAGCTGCAAATGAGCTGACAGAAGACCAGAAGACTGAACTGCGTACACTCTGCGCGGAGTATACGCATAAAGTATCTGACGGCAAAGAACGGATTAAACAGTTCTTGAAAGACAAAGGGCTTGCTAAAGTAACCGAACTCAAGCCCGCTGATCTGTCAGAATTTAAAGCGCTGGTGCAAATCTAAAATGGCGCACGCAATGTTAAGCGCATCGGCCAGCTCCCGATGGCTGCACTGCACGCCGTCGGCAAGACTGGAGCGGAAGTTTCCAGACACGTCGAGCCCGTATGCGGAAGAAGGTACGCAAGCGCACGCGTACGCCGAACGCTTTCTGAACCTGTTCTTAGAGACCGGTAAGGCTACCGTTGTGATAAACGACAACGCAGAGATGCAGGAGGCTGTACAGGCTTACGTCAACATCTGCGTCGAAAAGATCAACGAAGCGAGAACTGCCTCTCCGGATGCGCAGATCAAAGTCGAACAGCGGCTGGACTTCTCCCGCTGGGTGCCGGAAGGTTTCGGCACCGGCGACATGGTGATGGTGTCGGATAAGTACTTTGAAATCGTTGATCTCAAGTACGGCAAAGGTGTCCCGGTCTCGGCTATCAACAACAGTCAGATGCGGCTGTACGCACTCGGCATGTATGAGGCCTTCGGGTATCTGTACGGTGCCGATGAAGTCAGAATGACGATTGTGCAGCCACGGCTTGACAGCGTTTCGACTGAAACCATTTCTGTGAAAGACCTGCTTGCGTGGGGTGAAGAAGTCAAAAAAAAGGCAAGAGTCGCGTTTAAAGGCGAAGGCGATTTTTGCGCAGGCAATCACTGCCGATTCTGTAAAGCAAGGAACACCTGCCGAGCCCACGCAGAATACGAACTGAAAAACGTCAAAGAAGATCTGCAGACGGCAGAGCTGGAAGACTTTGAGATTTCCGACATCCTGCTTCGTGCTAAGGGCATCAAAACTTGGCTGGACGGTCTGGAAGCCTACGCGCTGAGAAAAGCGCTTGACGGCTACGACTGGCCCGGGATGAAACTTGTCGAGGGCCGCAGCAACCGGAAGATTACCGATGACGCTATCGCAGCGGACAACCTTTTGAACGCGGGTTTCGGAGCCGAAGCGATCTACAAACCGCGGGCACTGCGGTCGATTACCGACTTGGAAAAGCTCTGCGGAAAGAAAATGTTCAGTGAGTTGATGTCAGGCGTCATAGAAAAGCCGCCGGGCAAACCGACGCTGGTCTCTGCGGATGACAAGCGGCAGGCAATAAAACGGCAAAATGTAAAAAATGATTTTGACGAAAGTCTTTTATAAAAAAGGAGAAAACACAATGAAAAGCATTAAATTTGTAACCGGATTAGTCAGACTGTCTTACGCGAACATCTGGGCGCCGAAAGAAGACCTTAGCGGCCGTATGCGTTACTCGGCAAATCTGCTTATCAAGAAAAGCGACACAAAGACGATCTCACGTCTGAAAGTGAAAATCAAAGAGCTTATTAACGATGAAGAAGCTAAAAAGGTTCTTGGCACAAAAGGCAAAGGTATTGACCTGCCTATTCGCGATGGAGATACCGACCGGGAAGGCGATGACAACTACGTCGGACACTACTTCCTGCATGCAAAAGCAACGGAAGACTATCCGCCGAAGATTCTGGGCCCTGATGGTGAAGAAATTTTCGATAAATCAGAAGTTTACAGCGGCTGCTATTGTCAAGCGGTTTTGCAGCTTTTTATATATAACCAGGGTGGTAATCGTGGTGTGGGCGTTGGCCTTAATGGATTGAAGAAAATTAAAGACGGCACGCCTCTGTCCGGCGGCAGTGTTTCCGCAGGAGACTTCGACGATGATCTCTTAGGCGCTGACGCCAAAGATGACGATAATGATGATATTTTTTAAGGAGTAGGAATTATGGCTACACTGGCAATCGATTTGGAGACGTACAGTGACAATGATATCAAGTACGGAGTCTATAAATATGTGGACTCGCCGAACTTTGAAATCTTGTTGCTCGGATACAGTTTCGATGATGGGCCGGTGCAGGTAATTGATCTTACTAAAAAGGAGATGCCTGTGCAGATTGCACAGGCTCTTTTCGATAGCAGCATCACAAAGACGGCGTTTAACGCGAACTTTGAAATTACCTGTTTCAAAAAACTGTATCCGGAATTGCCCGCGGAGCAATGGGAGTGTACAAGTGTACTGGCGCTGTACAATTCGCTGCCGACGAAGCTCGCGGATGTAGCTGCCGTGCTGCACCTCGGCGCAGATAAACAGAAAGATACCCGGGGCAAGGCGTTAATCAACTACTTTTCAAAGCCGTGCAGACCGACAAAAACGAACGGCGGCAGAACACGTAACCTGCCGGAACATAATCCGGAGGCGTGGGCGCAGTACATCGGGTATAACCGGCAGGACGTGGTTGTCGAAAAAGCGATACGACAAAAGTTATTGTCGTTAAAACCTCCGGAACTCGAACACAAATATTGGCTCATGGACCAGGCGATTAACAGCCGCGGGGCAAGAATCAATGAAAAACTGGTTGAAAACGCTATCCGCATAAATCGAGAATACAAAGCGAAACTGCTTGCGGAAGCGGAAGCGCTTACGGAACTTGAGAACCCGAACAGTCCCGCACAACTCAAAAAATGGACGGAAGATCACTTGAGTGAAACTGTTGAATCACTGGATAAGAAAGCGATTGCCGAACTCCTGAAAAAAGACATTCCTGGCGACGTGCGGGTCATGCTGGAACTTCGGCAGCAGCTGGGCAAGACTTCTATTAAGAAATACGAGGCCATGCAAAATGCGATGACGACAGACGGCAGAGTGCACGGCATGTTCCAGTTCTACGGCGCGATGCGTACCGGCCGCTGGGCGGGGCGTATTGTACAGCTGCACAACTTGCCGCGGAACAGCATGGACGCTAAGGAACTGGATACCGCCCGGGCTTTTGTCAAAAACGGCGATCTGGAGATGATGGAGCTGTGTTATGACAACGTACCTGATATTTTATCCCAACTTGTCCGGACAGCAATTACCGCAAAGCCAGGCTGCAGATTTATCGTTGACGACTTCTCCGCCATCGAGGCAAGAGTAATAGCATGGCTTGCGGGGGAGAAATGGCGGCAGGACGTCTTTGCCGAAGGCGGCGATATCTATTGCGCTTCTGCTTCGGCGATGTTCGGCGTTCCCGTTGTTAAGCATGGTGAGAATGGCCACCTGCGGCAAAAAGGCAAGATTGCCGAACTGGCACTTGGTTACGGAGGCTCCGTCGGTGCGCTAAAACAAATGGGCGCCGATAAGATGGGGCTTTCCGATGATGAGTTGCAGGACATCGTGACGAAATGGCGCGCGGCGTCACCGGCGATTACCAAGTTTTGGTGGGATGTAGACAACGCAGCTAAAAAAGCAATCAAGACCGGAGGTACCGTCAGGATCAAGCAAGGACATCTCGCTTTCTGCCGAAAACAGGGCGCGCTGTTTATCGAATTACCGTCCGGCAGACATCTTGTGTATATCAAGCCGGAAATCGGAGAGAACCGTTTCGGCGGGGAGTCTATCTTATACCGTGGCATCGAACAGGGCAGCCGGAAGTGGGGCAAGTTGGAGACCTACGGCGGCAAGCTTGTCGAAAACATCGTGCAGGCTGTTGCCCGCGACTGCTTAGCGGCGGCTATGCTGCGGCTAACGGAAGCTGGGTACAAAATCATTATGCACATACACGATGAGGTCGTCATGGAAGCGCCCGACGGCATAGGAAGCCTCGCTGAAGTTACAGAGATTATGTCGAAAAATGAGCCGTGGGAGGCCGGTCTGATTAAAACCGCGGACGGCTTTGAAGGTCAGTATTATATGAAAGATTGAGGTACTAAAAATGAACAAAATACAGATGGAACAACAGATCAAAATCGCAAAAGAAGGAATTGAAGTACTCGATAAATGGACAGAAATGCTTGACGCCGAAGCACTGGAAGAAAAGCGTGAACAGATAGAAAAAGCAAAAGACTACTGCAAAGACTGCTTAGATGCTTCGCAAACTCTTATTGAAGCTATTGAAGCAACAGAACCGAAGAAAGAAGAAGTAAAGAAAGATGAACCGACGAAAGAAGAAAAACCGAAGCGCAGACGAGCTCCGGCTAAGAAGAAAGAAGAACCTATTACAGAACCTTGCCCGCCGGTTGCTGCGGATGACTTAGATGATTTATTCTGAGGCGGATTATGAGAATTATCAGTCAATACCGGAATAGTCGGTTATTCGAAGTCGTGCGCGCGTTTTACAACAACGGAGAGTTAATCCCGGGTGCGCAGTATTGTGATCAGGAATGCCTGCAGGTGCACACTGCCTGTGGGCACGCCTTTCACTGCCGCTGGCGCTTTCAGTGCAGCATGCGCGGCCTCAGCGACGAGGGGTCCACATATACTTGCCCGAAGTGCGGAAAACGTTTGTGGAAAGGCACATATGACACTCCGTGGCTCGATTTGTCCGAATCCGGGCGTAAACGTGTACTCGTACCGTACCGTATCGAGCTGGAAGCGAAAGAATACAAAAATTATCTGGACATCTGCGCGGAAACATTGAATGTAGATATTGGGTCGCCGATTGACGTGTCCGTACATACTGTCAAAAAATACACTCTGCGCTTTGATTTCAAAAGCCGGGAAGCGGTTTACGTAGAACATGGCGCCCGCGGACGCGCGGTACTTACAAGGGGCTTATGGCCGCTGAACAGGATAGCAAGCGATAAAGCGAAGTTTTGCATGAAAGATACTGTTTTTCACTACCTGAACGCGGAAAGCAATATTCATCATACAGAAAGGATCCAGATAAACAGCTTTTTCAAAGATATTGTCAGATGTTTTAATCAAAAGCTGTCTGATACTGTCGGATATACTGTTAAATCCGCGTATATGCCGACCAGCTTACAGGACGGTCACAGCGTTTTTGACTACTGCTTTTCAAATTTCGCATGGCGCCTGCGTTATCCGGACGCAAGAAACCTGACAACGGAAGAAATCAGGATGTGTCCATATGCAGATGACCCGGTAATGCGCCTGTTTGACGAACGAAAGCCGTATCTGCAGACTGCGCGTGAAATTTACCGTTTCCCGGATATGCCTGGGCTGAATGCCAGACTGGTCAAGTGCCCAATTAATTTTTTAAATATAATCCGGACGGCGTGGCCAATTTTACACGAGATAGACAACAAATACAAACTCTTAGATGCACTTCTGCAAAAACGGTATGATATCGGTTTCTACCACAGCTTAGACAGTTATCTCCGATCCCTACGAATAATCAGGCATATCCGGGGCGAAGCGGCTGCGGTTAGGCTTGTGGAGCGCGAGAATGATTATATCGTACGAGATTGTGGGCATATGTGGGATCTCCTGACTCCACAGAACAAGCGCATTTTTATCAAAGCGAAAATCCGCAGCCGGGATATTCACGACTACCTTACGCGCTTAGTAGACAAGCAGCAACACAAGAACGTCCGTATCAAGTACAAGTCTCTGCGGGATTTCCCGTTGACGGGCAAAGTTGATGATTTAATCTTCAGCCTGCCGCCGGATACCGAACAGTTAGCAAATTTAGGCCGCGCTATGCACAACTGCGTCGGCACTTACCGCGACCGTGTTTTATCTGACAAAGTACGCATTATTGCCGCTTTCAGAAACCGAAAGCCGGTCATCTGTATCGAGATCAAAAATGGCGCGGTGGCGCAGGCAAAACTGGTCAATAACCAGCCTGTCCGAGATGACGCGGAACTCAACCGCGCTTTGCTGGCGTGGGCGAAATCAAGGAAATTAACAATAGAAACAAATGACGTTCAGACAGAAAGAGAGGTGACCGGCATTGCGGCTGCAGTATGATATTGAATTCACGATAGCGACTGCGCCGCAGCGCTTCGCTAAAAAATGGAAACACACGAAAACGACATGGTCGCACCTGCTTGAAAGGCTGTCTAAACCGACTGTGACAGGTGAGACCGTCGCAGAGTACAAAGCAATGAAGAAATCGGACAGAGACAATCGCAAAGACATCGGAGGCTTTGTCTGCGGATATCTCAAGAACGGCCAGCGGCTCAAGCAGAACGTCGAGTACAGGCAGGTTGTCTGCCTTGATGCCGACAGTCCTGACGACGACTTCCTGACTGATCTGGATATCGGAATGGGCAACGTAGCGTGGGGACTGTACACAACGCACAGCCACACTGCTGCTGCTCCGCGCTACCGCGTGCTTATCCCGCTTGACAGGCCCGTAACAGCAGATGAATACAAAGCTATTGCACGACTGCTGGCAAAAGACATCAGCATTGAAGCAATGGACTCTACAACATATGAGCCCGAACGGCTGATGTACTGGCCGAGTAAGCCGCAGGACGGGGAGTTCATCTTCAGACACAATGACGGGCCGATTCTTAATGTCAATGACACGCTGGGCAGGTACGAAGACTGGCGTGATACGTCGCTGTGGCCGACTTCGAAAAAAGAAGCAAGTATCACGGTATCAGCGGCAAAAAAGCAAGGGGACCCGCTGACTAAGCCGGGGCTTATCGGCGCATTCTGCAGGGCGCACACGATCGAAGACGCTATAGAGACGTTCCTGTCCGATGAATACACCGCCTGTGCGGTAGAAGGGCGGTACACGTACACGAAAGGCAGCACAAGCGCGGGGCTTGTCGTGTACGATGACAAGTTCGCTTATTCGCATCATTCGACAGACCCTGCCGGCGGCAAACTATGTAACGCTTTTGACCTCGTCAGGCTTCACAAGTTCGGAGCGCTTGACGCGGATGCCGCCGAAGGCACTCCGGTAGTTAAAATGCCATCATATACCGCAATGGTAAAGATGGCAGGGGAAGATGAAGCGACAAGACGCATAATAAGCACAGAACAAGCTGAAGATATCAAGAAGAGTTTCAAAGAATCCGGATTTAATGCTGCTGATGCCGATATGGACTGGATGGCGGAGCTGACAAGAGGATCAGGGAAGAACGCACCGATACTTCCGGTAGCGGGGAATTTTATCGCTATTCTTGAGAACGATCCGCAGCTCAAGGGGACTTTCGGACTCGACTTGTTCTCCCGGAGGCTTATTGTCAAAAAAGACCTGCCGTGGCGTAAAAAAGGTACCGACAATATCTGGCGGGATACTGATGACGCCGGCCTGCGTAACTATTTAGCAAAATACTACGATCTGGCCGCAAGGCAGGTCATCGATGACGCATTAGTAGAAGTCATGTACAAGCACAAAACGCACCCGGTAAGAAATTATCTGAAGAACTTGAAATGGGACGGAGTCAAACGTGCAGAAACGCTGTTTATTGACTTTTTAGGCGCCGAAGAGTTGCAGTACGTAAAAGATGTCACGCGGACGTGGCTCAAGGCCGCCGTGGCACGTATAGAGCGCCCGGGAGTCAAATACGACTCGTGCATAGTGCTTAGTGGCCCGCAGGGCATAGGCAAAAGTACGATTTTAGGCAGGCTGGGCGGAAAATGGTTTAACGACAGTATTGTCAGTTTTCAAGGCAAAGAAGCAATGGAACAGCTGCAGGGGAGCTGGATCATTGAGTTGTCCGAAATGCAAGCATCTACAAAAGCGGATAATGACATGATCAAAGCTTTTCTATCCCGGCAAACGGATAAATTCCGGGCGCCCTACGGACGGCGTACGGAAGAGTACCCGCGGCAGTGCGTGTTCGCTGCTACTACGAATGACAGCATCTTTCTTAAAGACCGTACCGGCGGGCGTCGTTTCCTGCCTGTCTTCTGCTTGGGTGATGGCAAACGTCCGCTGTCTGATTTAACAGATGATTTCATCGGCCAGGTATGGGCAGAGGTCAAGCAGCTATATGAAATAGATCAAAATCTGTACTTGTCGGCCGATTCTGCGAAGGTCGCAAGAGAGCTGCAGGAAGCACATACAGAGGGCGGAGAGAAGCTCGGACTGGTTTTAGAGTATCTGAAGATACCGTTACCCGCGAATTGGGGCGATATGGATTTATACGACCGGCGGGACTACCTGAAGCACCACGGTGAAGAAGGCTATCCGGAAGGAACAGTGACAAGGAACCGTGTGTGCGCGCTGGAAATATGGTGCGAAGTTTTTGACGGGACGCGGCAGGGCTTTAGAAATGTTGACGCCCGCGAAATGAACGGTATTTTACAGCAGCTGAAAGGTTGGACGGAATACAAAGACAGTCAAGGGAAATTACGATTCGGTAATTTATACGGGCCTCAAAGGGCTTTTATTCGAAAGAAAAAAGAATAATCAGGTGTTACCAATTCGTGAAAAAAGTGTTACCAATGTTACCAATGTTACCAATGTTACCAATCTTTAGAAAAATTCAGAATTTATAGAGGTTATAGAGAAATGATACCGAATGTTACCAAATGTTACCAATTATTTTTGGAATTGGTAACAGGTAGAACGTCGATAGTGCCTGTGAAAAATGCCAAATGTTACCAATGTTACCAATTATTCTATGGAGAATTATTGAAATATAGAGTTATAGAGAAAAATAATAGACACATGTTTATTTATTTCTTCTATAACTCTATAATCCGTAGGGGTCCTCGCGCGTGCGCGCGCGGCGCGCGAAATAAAGATTTATATTCTTATTATATAGGCGAAAAAGCCTTTGTATATTTATGAGGTGAAAATGAAAGAATATGCAGTAGAAAAACATCTGATATCCGTGACGCAGGCTTGCGGCGGCATGTGCATCAAGTTCACGAGTCCGGGAATGACAGGAGTGCCAGACAGGATTGTCATTCTTCCCGGCGGGAAAATTGGATTTGCGGAGTTGAAAGCGCCGGGGAAGAAGCCGAGACGGCTGCAAAGAAATGTTCTCCGCAAGTTGTACCGGTTGGGCTGTATAGTGTGCGTGATTGATAATCTGGAATCTGCAGAAAACTTTATCCGGAGGCTGGCACGATGAAATATGTACCGCACAAGTATCAGGAAGCCGTAATTGAGCACATCTTGGAAAATCAAGGAACCGGGATATTTCTGGGCATGGGCTTAGGCAAAACATCTACAACGCTATCAGCTATCTTTCAAGCAATGTTTGACGAATTATCGATTAACAAAGTTCTGATTGTAGCGCCGAAGAAAGTAGCTGAAGCTACTTGGCAGGATGAAGCGTCAAAGTGGGATTGTTTTAAGAGTCTTACGTTTTCTGCAATTCTGGGAACACGGGCGCAGAGGCTGCAGGCACTGGCAAGAAAAGCAGATGTGTATATCATTAACCGCGAGAATGTCGTCTGGCTGCTTGAGTATCTGCGTTATAAACCCGATTTCGATATGCTTGTTATCGACGAGAGTACGAGTTTCAAAGACGCAAGTACGAAACGATGGAAAGCGTTACGAAAGGTTAGGACGTGCTTCAGAAAAATAGTTTTGTTGACCGGCACACCACGCCCGAACGGGCTGATGGATCTATGGGCGCAATTGTACTTGCTTGACGGTGGTAAACGGCTGGGGCGGACACTGACAGAGTACCGGAATAATTATTTTGTACCGGATAAGCAGAACGGCCCGGTGGTTTACAGCTATCGGATACGGAGCCCGGACGCCGAAAAAGAAATCTATGACAAGATATCGGACATCTGTATTAGCTTGAAAGCTGAAGATTATCGTCTGATGCCGGATAAACTTCCGCCGGTTACGGTTCCCGTGGTACTTGATGAAAAATCACAAAAAGCATACAGGGAACTTGAGCGGGAGTACATCACAGAGTTACACGGTGAGGAGATAACAGCTTTATCGGCAGCAGCGGTCAGTAATAAGTTGCTGCAGCTGGCAAACGGAGCTGTGTACGGCGATGATAAAGCTGTCATACCGGTTCACGACGCGAAGATTGCCGCGTTAAAAGAAATTATAGAAGCAAATGACGGAAATCCGATTTTAATCTTCTATAATTTCAAACACGACAAAGACAGGATCAAGAAAGCGTTCCCGGAAGCGCAGGAGTTGCAAAATTCGTCCGATATAAGGGCTTGGAACGAAGGAAAGGTAAAACTACTCATAGCACACCCTGCAAGCGCGGGATATGGCCTTAATTTGCAAGCAGGTGGGCATATTATAGTTTGGTTTGGTCTGACCTGGAGTCTGGAACAGTACCAGCAGGCTAACGCAAGACTGGAAAGGCAAGGACAGACGGAGCCGGTTATCATACATCACTTAGTCGCGAAAGGTACGGTGGATGAATTAGTTATGCAGGCATTGAAACGAAAAGAAAACGGGCAGGAAGCCATGATGAATGCGGTTAAGTTGTTAGTTGAAAGGAGCGACAGAAAATGAAATTAAAGAAGTTACTGAGAGTCATTCCGGTAGTTAGCACAACACGAGTTATCAGAGCAAGCATGGGGTTGTACGGGCAAACGTACAGAGTGATGTTTGAAGGCCGATGTGAAAAAATCCCGTACTGGCTTGTGGATTTTGAGGTTATGGCAGTGACAAGCGGGGATGGTAAGCTGATCATCGAGGTGTGCGATGAATAGCGCGGACATGGTGAACAGGCCGCCGCACTACAACAAAGGCCGTGTAGAATGTATCGATGCGATTGAAACGGCAACAAGTGATTTAAGCGGTATCGAAGCTGTGTGTACGGCGAATGCCATTAAGTACTTGTGGCGATGGAAACAGAAAAACGGAACGGAAGACTTGAAGAAAGCCAGATGGTACATAGATCACTTGCTGGAAAGGATTGACGAGAAATGACAGAGATTTTGATTTTCGTAATCGGCGCGTGGATTGGTGCTATCGTCGGTGTCGTAACAGTAGCGTTGTGCGTCGCGGCAGGCAGGAGGAGAAATGACGGTTAAAGAGTTTTTACGGTCAGTCAGAGACCAGGACAGCTTGTTACGTGCATATGAGCAGGAATTAGAAGACTTGAGGCGCAGAGCGTACAACATCTCAAGTCCGAAGCTTGGTGACAAGATACAATCAAACCATTTAGCTACTCTTGATGAGATTGTCGACAAACTGGATTCACAGATTGAAAAGGTAAATGCCGCTTGGGATGAGCTGATTGACAAGAGAGATCAGGCTAAAGCACTGATTGATAAGGTAGATGACGAGAGTAGCAGATGTGTGTTGTACAGGTACTATATTCTCACGCAGCCGTGGGAACAGATAGCCGTGGATATGAATTACACGATCCGATGGGTCTATAAGCTGCACGGAAGATCTTTGCAAATTTTAGAAAAAGAGTTCACTAAAATTCATTATAATTCACTATGAGACGTGCTATTATGGTAAAGGGAAATTTAAGGATGAACCTCCTTTCCGCAAAAAGCACATGTCACTCCCCGGCATGTGCTTTTTGTTTACTTTTTTAACGTTTCAATCGGTGAACAATGGGGGTATGTTTCGGAATTTCATGGCTCAGGGCCGCAATTCGGCGGGTCCTTTTTAATTTTTCTCAGCAGATGTATTTTAATATACAGGTGTATACCAAATGACAAACACGGCACGAAACAGGGCAATCAAAAAACTAAACAACTACATCTGGACACTGCAGCATAGGTGCGACACGATCAACAAAGTTAATGAGAATCTCATTATGCAGTATTGCCGGTTTACTGTTTTAGCTGAAGAAATATCTCAGGAATTAACTGCTAACTTAGACAAAATGGATGCGGCTAATGTTGAGGCGCATCTGCGGCGATATGAACAATTTAACAAAACAGCGCTGGGGATTTATAAAGCGCTGAAGTTCGACAAAATAAAGGATGAAGAGGCCGACAACGGAAATCCTTTTACGCGCATGCTGACCGAAGCACAGAATGATGGCGATTTTTAAACGCTGCAATACGTGTCATCAGCTCTACGACGGGTACAGATGCCCTGTGTGTACCCGCAAATTTGCTAAAAAATATCAGACGGAAAACACAGCAAAAAAAGTATATGCATCCCGTTTGTGGCAGAAATGCCGCAAAAACGTGCGTATAAAATACATGGATTACGATATTTGGCTGCTTGGAATTGGCGTTTTACAGCGGTTAAATAATCCGATTATTCATCACATTAAAGAGCGGGATGAAAGACCGGATTTGCTGTTTGCTTTAGATAATCTAATTACCGTTTCCGAAAAAAGCCACGGAGAAATACATGCATTGTATAGAGCTGATGGGGTGAAAAAAGAGTATGCATTACACAGGATAGCTGACGGCATAGCAGAATTTGAAAAGAGGTTTGGTGATGGTTGAAGATGAAATTAAGCTGCTGAAAGTACCGGCAGAACTTAACGAATTTATCGGAGACTATTACAAAGCTCTGGTAAAACGGGCAGATAACGAACTGGTAGGAGAGTCGGAATATCGGTGCTTTAAGCGGTTTCTGGATCTGTACAATTCGGGAAAATACAAATTCGCATTTAACGCAATGCGCCGGATGTTCCAGTTTATAAATTTACTGATTTATGTAGACGAGGACGGCAAAGCTAAACGCTTGAGCCTGTACCCTGTTCAAAAGTTTATTATGTGCGGGATCTTCGGGTTACGATATCCGGATGGCCGGTACTTGGTTAATACTGCGAAACTATATATGGCACGACGCAACGGAAAGAGCTTTCTATTGTCCGCCGTGCTGCACTATTTAATGGGAATGAGCAAATTCCGGAATGAATTGATTGTTCTTGCGTCGTGTAAAGGGCAGAATGCGACTATTTGCTTTAAAGAATTTTGTAAATTTATTGATAATGACCGCCGCTTGAAGGAGGTTTTTGACAATGTAAACAAGACAGCGTGCTGGGCAAAGCACAAGAACACCGGGAACTATTTAGAAATGTTTCGGACAGGCGGAAGCGCGAAGAACTCATTGGATGGGTACACGAACAAAGTAGCCGTTATCGATGAAGAAATGCTCTGTGATGAAATCATCACTAAGACAATACAAGACGGGCAAGCACATTTTAAGGATGCATTACTTGTCGCGATGTCTACAGCGCAATTTGAAATCGGCGGAGACAATCATAAAAGCTGGTTGACTTTGAGAAAGATGTTGTACGAAGATCTTTTACCAGATAATGTTTTCTTGTTTTTAGCAGAGCCCGACGCGGCGGATATTCAGAGTAAAGACTATGCGAATATCAAGCTGTGGGGCAAAGCGAATCCGGTACTGCTGTTTGAACAAGACGGATTTACAATTAAAGACCACATCCGGAAAAAATATTTGCAAAAAGCTAAAGAGGCGGTCGCGAAGAAAGGGTTTACGCTGCAGTCGTTTGTGACAAAACAATGTAACACTTGGTATTCGGCCGAAGATAAACAGGTTTGTACATACGACCAATTGATAGCTTGCGGAATAGATACTACTTTTGAAGACCTGATACAGGCCGGATATAAAGACTGGTACTTAGGAATAGACGCTTCTCAAACGGTCGATTTAACATCGGTGGTTTGGTTAACGTATTACGGCGTAGATCAAACAGGAGCGATGGTAGAGAAAGATGCTCCCGCGGCCGGGTATAGATTGTTTACACATAGTGTGTCGTGGATGCCTGAAAAGAAATTGCAAGATCATGTAACGTCGGATAAGTTTTGTTATCGAGATTACCTTGATACGGAACTTTTTTTATGTTCCGGCGCAGGCGGCGAGAACATCGATACAGTACAGGTTTTTGAATACATAGACAAAATCAGAACAGATCACGATTTACATTACGTAACGATCGCCGCAGATCCTTACAACATCGCCGGGATACAAGACCGGTTGTCTGAGATATGCGATACCTTTATTTTGCAAAACCAAAGTCCGAAAGCGCTAAGTCAGTATATCGAAGCGCTGTCGCAGCACTTTAAAGACGGGGTTATTGCATACGCTAAGGGGCGTGAAGATATATTTCTAAAAGCCGTTACGAACTCTTTATTAGTGCGGAACAGTACCGGATTTTATTCTATCGAAAAAATTACTCTTCGCGCAGACAGCAATATTCGAATAGACCCGCTGGACGCGGCGCTGACGGGATTTATTGCGTGCTACATTGATTTTAACCGGCGTACTCCATCCGGTGACGAGCTGGTAGATGATTGGTTCGACATGATGAAAGGTAGGTGAGTACATGATTACAACGGAAGAACTAAAAGATTATCTACGCATCCCGTACAACGACGATGACGCTTTTATTCGGCGGATTATAGATACTGGCTATGGATACTTGGAAGATGCAATTGATGATTACAAAGTGCTGTACAAAGCGAATGAGCGGTTTCGGAACAAAGCCGACTTGTGGGTGATGACTCAATGGGGCCCGCACATGTATGACCAGCGAGAAGGCATGTCAAGCATTGCAGATGCAGGTTTAAACTATGGAGCGCGGGCGATGCTTACGCAATTACAATTTTATCGATTGGAGGAAAAGTGATATGGATTTGAGAATTAATGGGGCTATTGAAGCCGCGGCAGATGTAGTTAAAGCATTAAATGAGGCTACGGAGGATGTTACGTTGGTGATTAACTCTCCGGGAGGTAGCGTACTTGAAGGTCTGCAAGTGGTTAATGCAATCAGGAATTGCAAACAGAAAGTAACGGCTAAAGTGGAAGTTATGGCATGTTCTATGGGCGGGGTTATTGCGCTGGCGTGTAATCAGTTGATTATGCATAAAGACGACCTGCTTATGCTGCACAATTGCATGTCTTGTGTAGAAGGCAATAAGGAGGATTTAGCGAATGAAATTGAGTCTATGAAAGCTATCGATGCCGTCTTGCACAGCATCGTAACGGAGCGTGCTAAAGATAAAACATTGGACGCCCGAATCGATAGTGGTGAAATGTGGCTTACCGGAGAACAGGCAGCTGAAATGTTTGACCATGTGATCGTTGAAGCTGCAGCTAAAAAAACCGATATGGTAGCTATAGCGGGTTTTGCAGGGGTAATACACAAATTGCAGGATCTTGAAGCTGAAAAAAGAGAAGCCGAACGCAAAGCAAATTACAAAGTTCCCGAAGACTTGCAGGCTCTGCTTGACTCGGCAGATAAACTGGGGTAACAGCTATGCTGGATAAATTTAAAGCTTTTTTCCGTGGCGGTGTATACGAAAATACGAAAAAGAATTTCTATCCTATCGGCATAGGCCAACGCGTTGCGGTCGCGGCTGGTGGGGATACTATTTTTGCTACATGCATTGAGATTCTTGCTAAAAATATTGGGCAGATCCAGTGGGGTCTGTACGATCCGGGGGGGAATACTCCCGCAGTTTTCAGCCCGCGTTACGAACGGGCGCTTAATGTGGAGCCGTACGATGGTATAAATGCATATGAATTTTGGCGGTGGATGGAAGTACAGCGAAATGCTTATGGAAACGCATATGCGTACATTCAGTGCGGTAAATCGGGTGTAATAGAAAAGTTAATTCCGTTGGATGCGGCAAGTATTAAAGTGTATTGGGATAACGCGGACATACTGCAAGGACAGCGGAAGATGGTATATGAGTACTATGATACACAATCTGGGCACCGCTTTACTATTTTACCTGAAGAAATTTTGCATTTTAAAGCTTTTAGTATTAACGGACTTGTTGGTCGAAGAGCTATTGATGTGCTGATGAATGCGCTAAAAGGGTCGGCGGAATCGGAAAGCGCAATGCGCAGTGCCGTGATAAACGGTTTTTCCGGGACAATTGTGTTGTCATATACCTCTGATTTGAGCGCGTCAAAGCAGAAAGAACTGCAAAATCAAGTTCGAGAGCTTCTGTCGGACAGCAATAATACGATATTGCCGTTGCCAGCGGGAATGACAGCGACGAATATTGCGAATGCGATTAAAGATTACTATGAATCGTTGCAGCAGACTTCCGCACAGAAGATTTCATCATTCTTCGGCATACCACTTGCCATGCTTAACGTAGGCGGCGGCGCTGGGATGGCTACGTTTTCAACTAATCAAATGGCGCAGTTCTTTAATCAAACGATGATCCCGATTATTACACAGTACGCAGCAGAGTTTCGGCTCAAGCTGCTTGATAGGGCAGACCAAACGAAAGGATATCGATTCCTTAGTGCTGGTGATGTCTTTGATACATTGGACGCTCAGAGTAAAGCAAGCGTTCTCGCGGCTTACACTGGAGCGGGAATATTGACACCTAATGAGGCCAGACGGTCTCTGAGATATCCGGCGATAGACGCACCCGGAGCAGATATGCTCACGCAGCGCGGCGGGACCGGAGCTTTAGGAGATAGCGGCGGTGACGAAGGTGGAAATCCCAGAAGAAAGGAGGGAGGGTAATGATTTTTGATAATTTCGAAAGCATAGAAATCAGCGGAAAGAAATACCGTTTAAAGCTGACTAATAAAGGCACATATGAAGCTGAAACAAAGCTACGGCACGAGTCTTTGATGAAATTTTTACAGTCAGTTAAAGAGCAGGCGGCTCCGCTGCACGATGTACTTGTGCTGTTTACTCAAGCTCTTATTGACGGCAACGACGGTATGACACGTGAAGATGCAGAAAGCCTATATTATGAAGCGATACCGCAGTATTCACCAGCATTGCTGATGGCTTACGCGTTATCGGCACTGATTAAATCAGGCACGGTAGCCGATCCAAAAAAAGTCGAGGCGGCATTGCCGAAGCCGGAACAGATGAGAGATCTGATGAAAAAAGCAGGCAAAGCGTAAGACCAACGGGATACCGAACGTTTCGGGATATGCTGGAAGTACTCGAGGTTATTGCACTCGGTGAGCTCAATCTGACTCCGGAGCAATTCGGAAAGTATACTGTTTCGGAAATCGACGCTATGTTTGACGGGTATTTGCGGCGTTACGATGCACTGGAAGATTTAATGATCATTAACTGTGCGCTGCCGACGTACAGAGGCGCCTACGGTCGAAAAGCGCCGACATATAAGAAGTTGACGAAGCATCGGCGAAAGCGAAACGGGCCCGTCCCGAAAATGGATGAGACAGAGGCAGCCTACTGGCGCAGTATTTTGTAAGAAAGAGGTGGATAAATGCTGAAAAGCATAACAATGAAGCGCGATATTGACGCACTGAAAGATGAAATTAAGGCTTTTATCGAAAAGAAAGAAGCAGTACCTGTAGAGAAGCAGAAAGAATTGGAAGATAAGCTTACCGCTTATAGTGAGCAAAAAGCACTGGAAGCTGAAGCAAAAAAGAAAAGTTATTTAAAAGGAGAAAACAAGATGGACAAAAAAAGATTTAATGCAGCACTTAAAAATTTCTTGCTGGGACGCGCGGTGACCGATACTGAATATGCGACCTATTTTGAAGATAAAGCAGCGGGTCAGAATGGCGCAGTTGCCGCTGATGGGGGCGTCCTCGTTCCCGAAGAACTGCTGTCTCTGCGGGAAAATAACGGAGTCGGCGTGGATCTTCGTGCTATCACGACCGCCATTCCTGTAACGACTCGCGCAGGGACGGTACCGTGTATCGATTATGGGCAGGATGTCGAACTGACAGATTTCGAAGAAAATACCGAGATTGCGCAGAAAAAAGGTGTATTTACCAGCGTTAAGTATACGCTGGCATCTAAAGGCGCTATTATTCCGGTATCTCGTGAATTACTGCTGGATGCTAACTCTGACGTACTGGCAATTATCGGAAAGCTTTTCAATCGAGTGTACGGTACCACTGTAAATAAGGACATCTGTGCTAAAGTACTTGCCGCGGCGGAAGAAACTAAGATCGCTGCTATGAATACCGTGGTCACTGTCGATGCGGTTAAAAAAGCTATAATTGAGCTCCCATTGGATGCGGGATCCGGAGCTACTGTTGTTATGAATCAGGCTACGTGGGCGGGTCTTGCACTTGCGAAAGACAAGCAGGACAGATACCTGCTCTCCCGTGATGCCAACAATGCGGCAGTAAAAGAGATCGAGGGTCGTCCGATTATTGTTGTTGAAGGAAGCAATCTTGCGGATAATACTATTCTTGTCGGCGATTTCTCCGCTCTGTATCATATTGCGTATCCGTCTCTCGAAGTCGCATCTTCTGAAGAAGCAGGATTTACTAAAAACTCCGTTCTGGTCCGCGCGGTGTGCCGCTTCACGGATATCTCTGTTTACGACAAAGCCTTTGTAAAGCTTACTAAGACGCCGTAAGGGGTGCTTTGTGTTTAAGCGAAACCCGGGCCGGTTTTGTCATCGGATTACGCTGCTTAAGCCGTCCGCACCGGTCCGTGACGAACTGGGCGGCTTAAGCGAAACTACGTACGTTCCGGCGGTTACGTTGTCTGCTATGTGCGAACAGCGTAACCAGAGCCGGCAGCAGATCATAGGTGATTACGCCACTGTGGATACCCGGTATTTTGTTGTCCGGGATATCCGTGGCATGAATGCGGTAAAAGGGCTGGATACGTCGTGGAGATTGTCATATAGGGATTTTATCTATCTCATTAATGACATACTGCTGCTTGACGAAAGTAGGCCATATTTCCTGCAGATTACGGCGACGGCTATTAATAGCGGAGGTGGCCCGATATGAAGTATAAATCTCCGTTTTATCCCGTAACAAAAGCGTTTTATGCGGTGACAAAAAACAGTCCGATAGGTTTGGACTGGTTCGACAGTGCGGTGCCGATTACCGAAATAGAAGACTATTTCAGAAAGCAAAAAGAGTTTGCTTATGGCATCTTAGGTGCCAGTGATGCCGACTGTACAGCTACGGCGCCTGATACGGCGTCGTGGAATATGTCACTGCAGCTGGAAATCTACAGTAACTACAAAGGCCGCAAAGTGATTGCAGAAAAGCTGGAAGCGCTGCTGAATTATCTAAGTGGCGACGCCGGCTGGAAGGCACTGCAAAAAGAGCTGTACGCAGACGGATACCAGCTTATCAGCATTAAAGTAGGCTCGCTGCGGACGAATCTACCGGTATACGGCGATACCGGCGTATGGCAGAACGGCGGCACTACTCTTATTTTTAGAATTGATCAAATAGCATGAGGTGAAAAATGGCTGTAACTATCGCAAAAGAAAAATACCCGGCATTTACCGGGGAAGTCGGGGTTTCCGGCAAACGAATTATCCTGTATATCAACTACGGTACAGGAGCGTCCGAAGCAAGCCCGAAATGGATTAAATTGGGCGGGTTGACGTCAAATACGCATTCCGTATCTGCGGAAGTTAAAACGGCGCAGACAAAAGATACCGGTTATTGGGCTGATGGCGTTGTGACATCAAAGACTCATGAGCTGGATGCAGAGGTCGTTATGCGCAGAGACAATGAGGCGCAAAAGGTCATCGAAGAGTTCTTGTACGATGACGCAATTACCGCCGAAAAAGGCGCTCTGCAGTTTGCCATCGTTGATTTGGATACTAAAGAATACATTGTCGGTAAGTACGTACCGACATCATGGGAAAAGACGGCAGACGGAGAAGACGTCGTGTCTTACTCATTGAAAGCAACGGGGGTAGGCGCTCCGGTTAAAAAAACAGGTTTTGTAGAGCCCGCGGCTACGCCCGGACATTAATTTAAAAGGGTAGAGCGGTTTGTTGAGTAAACCGCTCTATTATTTTTATCATGACGCTTGAAGAACTGCAGGAAAAAATAGAAGACTATACTCGAAAAGGGTTTATTACGGATGTTGCCGCGGCGTGTAAGCACGCAAATTATGCAACAACGGATTATATAAAAAGAACGTATCCGAAAACTGCTTTTTCCGGTAAAAATCTTATAACCGCGCCAGATGGTACGTCGGAGATTATTCCGAGCCACTATGCTGTCGAAGTTGATAACGTAACGGCTAACATTTATGCTAATTATTTCGCGCGGTGGTACAATACCGGGGCGCATGGCGGATACATCCGGGGAAGAGGCCCGAGGCAGGGCATGAAAGCTACCAAATATCCAGCTCGAGGGGATTATTTTGGTCGGAATAAAGCAGCCATAGAGACTTATTTTGCAAGTCAAGTAGATGCGTATTTAGAGACGCATATTAAATTATAAATTATAAATTTGAAATCAACAGTGCCTTAACCGGCGCTTTTTAAATAAAAGGAAGTGCTTGAATGGCAGACGCGAAGATCGTTATAAAGACAGCTACTGACGATGAAGGGCTGAAAAGATTAAAAGCGGCGTTCGCAGAGGGCTCGCAGAAAGCAGCAGAACTCAAACAGCAACTCAAAGATCTAAATAAGACGACTCGCAACGGCACAAAAGCGACGACTGAACAGAGGCAAGCATTAAAAGATCTCAGGATGGCGCTGCACAGTCAAAAAGAAGCGAACGCTGCATACTCGCGTGCTATTAAAGATACTACAAAAAGTATAGAAGCCGCCAGTCAGAAGTCGAAAGAGGCTGCGGGGGGATTTAAGCAATTACTTTCGTCGTTCCGCGGCGGGTCTACAGCGACTACAGCATTTTCTGTCGCGCTCGGCAACGCATTAGTTAGTGCGCTATCAGCGGTTGTCGATATAGCGAAAGACGCGGCCACGCATATAGTAAGTGTCGGCTTGGCTGCGCAGCAAACGACGGCGCAGCTGGGCGCTATAAAAAATAACATAAACAGCGGAAAAGAGACATATCGCATATTTAATGATCTCGAGCGCGACCTGAATTACGACTCAGCGGCTGTACAAGAAATGGGCATACAGCTCCTTGCAATGGGCTATACAGCGCAAGAGTCGGCGGATATGATCCGGCTATGCGCTGACGCAGCGGCAGGTCTCGGTAAGAAGCAAGAAGGCGCAGAAATGCTCGTTACTACGCTTGCGCGCATTAGAGCTACAGGGGACGCAAGCAGCAGGCAGATTATCGCGCTGCAAATGGCCGGCATTAATCTTGATGACGTGTTCGAGTCCGTGGGCATGACCGGCGAAGAAGCAATGAAGGCGCTGGACGATGGAACGCTGGATGCGCAGGACGCTATTCAAGCATTAACCGACTACTTACACCAGTTCGATGGATCAATGGCTAAATCTAAGCAGAATATCGTTGACCAATGGGGTGATGTCACTGGAAATATTAACGCGGCATGCGGCGAAATCGGGGCAGCTATACTCGATGCATTTCAGCAGTCTGGGATAGTGCAAGAGCTCATCGATATTACACAAGATCTGGTAGATTTTATTCGAGGGGACGGCCTTGGAGTCTTCACGCTTTTAGGCAATGTGGCCGGCGTTATTTTATGGGGGATTGACGCCGTATTGGCAGTAATAAAAACGTCGATAGAGGCTATCTATGTCATTATATATAATCTTGCGATGGGCTTTAGCGAAGTCGGTAAAGAGATCGTTGATTCTATGCAACCGGTCATCGATGTACTCAAAGAAATTTACAATTTCGCGGCCGAGGTATTGAGAATTTTAGGTAGGATCGCCAGTGCGGCAGCATCTGGTATCCATCGTCAGTATAAAATAGCTGCTGCGGGCGGCGTTAATAACGATGAGGAGGAAGCGGCACTAGCTAACGCGACACACGGTTTGGTACGTGAGTCGCAGAGGTTTAATTCTTCGGGTGGCTCTGCTAAAAGATCAGGAGGAGGGGGAGGCTCCCACAGCGGTGGCGGATCAGCTGTAAAAAAGCTGACTGAAGAAGAAAAAGCTGTGGAAGCGCTGATTAAAAAATACGCTGACGCGGATAAACAGAAATGGGCACTGGCTAAATCGGCGGTAGAACTCGCGCAGGTTAGTGTCAAGATGATGACTAAAGAAGAGCAGAAGACAGAAGGTCTGCAAGTAACGCTGCAGGGGCTCAAAAATGCGCATGATCAGTTAGTTGAGGGGTACACAAACGAGCTCAAGCTTGCGCAGAAAATTACCGACGCATCTACGCGCGACAAAACGATTAAAGCTATTAACGATCAGATAGATGCGGAAAACAGTTTATACGCGGCTAAAGTAAGAGCGGCGCAGTTCGATTTGGCGTTAAAAAATAACGAAGAAAATACGAAAAATCTGGTAGACAGAATACTCGGTGATCCCGATAGTACGAAGTATAAAATAGATCAGCTTAAGAAAACGTTGCAAGAAAACTTGAAAGATCTTGATACAGTCATCTCTAATCCGGACGAAGCAGATGCTTTAACCGGAGTAGCTAAGCTCCTACAGATGCCCCCTGATGCACTGGTAGAAGAGCTAACAGCAAAAGGAGAGACGCTGCAGTCGTTTGTTGATCAGTACAAAGCGGCTTTAGCAGAAGCGGCCGACGCTGAAATTCAGCAGCTGACCACCGCGCAGCAGTGGCACGATAAAATTGTTGGCTATATGAACGATGTCGGTAAAAGTATGGGCAGCGCTATGTCGGATTTTATTACCGGCGCAAAGTCGGGAAAAGAAGCGCTGGCTGATTTTGCTAAGAACATTATTAACACTGCGGTATCAATACTGACCGAATGGCTCGGCGTGTTTGCGATTTATTCTGCATTTCCTACGTGGGCAAGCGGTATGACACCTGCGGATATGGCCAATAAAACGGTGTTTGGCATTACAAAAAAGGCGGCAGGCGGATACATTACCGGCCCGGGTACTGGTACCAGTGACTCTATTCCGGCTATGCTGTCTAAAGGAGAGTACGTTATCCGCTCGGCTGCAGTAGACCGCATAGGCGTCGGGATGTTAAACGCTATTAACGCCGGCGCTACTCCGGAATTTTCGGATGGTGGCGGAGTAGATGATAATGCAGGCGGCGATGTAAATCTGTCTGTATCAGCTTTAGATGCTAAGTCTTTTATGGACTTTTTAAACCGCGGAGGACTCAAGCAAATCAAGCAGGCGCTGCATGAAAACAACCGAAATTTTGCGACAGATAGCGGGGTATGGTAAATGGCTTTGAAAAAGTTTCCGGACATACAAAAAGCGGCATGGAACTCCTCTAAAAAAGAGACTTGGAATACAACAGTGAAAAAAACAGGCTCCGGCCGAAGGCGGGCTATGACGAATCAGTTGTATCCGGACTGGACAATCAGTGTACAGTTTAAACGGTTGACCGATGAAGAGTCTCGTAAAATATTAGGCTTTTGCGCACTGCAGAAAGGGGCGCTTCTTCCGTTTCTTTGGTTAGATCCGAAGGATTATCAGGTAAAAGGCATACAACTCCCGATGATTTCCCCCGGTAAATATCAAGCAGTTATGCAAGTCGGGGAGTATGTAGAGCCCGCCGCGTATATTGAGAATGCCACTGTTTATCGCAACGACGCAAAAGTGCCGGCATCGGATTATACGATAACGGACGGGGTAATCGTTTTTAAAACAGCTCCGGCGGCCGGCGACATTATCAAAGCAGATTACATATACTGGTGGCAGGTTTGCTTTGACGACGACGGACTGGGAATTACAGAATTGTTTAGAAACTGGAACGAAACGGGAAGTATCAAGCTGAGGGTAGTACGATGAAGAAAGTAACGACTGACTTAGAAACGTATCTGAATACAGAGAAAAGTTTTACATCTTGCGATCTGTACGAATTGGCGCTATCAAACGGAAATAAATACTACTATGCCAATACAGATCAGGACATTATATATAATGGAAGAACATATCAGCATAATGCGCTGCTTATCAAGCGCAGTCAGATAGATCTGCAGAGCGATGTTTCGGTAGATACATTAACAGTCACGATAAACGCGGATCCTGACGATAAGATAGAAAACAAGCCGCTGCTCAAGGCGGCACACGAAGGCGTTCTTGATGGGGCGATATTGTCTTTGCGGCGTTGTTTTTTCCGCGGGGCGTCGGTGTTAGGCACGATAGGACTTTTCGCAGGGAATGTCGAAGTTAAGCAGGCGGGGGGCGTCGACCTGCAGCTGTCTATAAAATCGAAAACACAAGGACTGAACATGAAATTTCCGATTCGGAAATACTATCCGCAGAAAGCGTATAGCACATCCGGAGAAGGCGTTATCGGCTCAACGGATATAGATAACGCGTCGGTCGTGGCACCGTATGTACCGTTGAAAGAGATACTCATATGACCGTCGGTGAGAGAATAGCTGCAGAAGCGCGGGCATGGCTCGGAACGCCGCACGTTAATATGGCAAAAGTAAAGGGCGTAGGCGTAGACTGTGGTATGCTGTTAATTGGTATACTCGAAGGCGCACGGATAATAAAGCCGGACACGATCTGTATTGCGCCTTATTCTAATATGTGGCATTTATCGCACTCTGAAGAATGGTTTTTGCGGTATGTGCAAAAATATTGCACTAAAGTCACCAATCTACAAATTGGTGACTTTTTATTGTATAAGTACGGTCGCTGCATATCTCACGCAGCAATATACATCGGGCAGGACAAAGTTATTCATGCATTAATCAGTCAGGGTGTGATAGTTACAGAGATGAATGATGTTATGTTTTGTGACCGCAGCGGGCAGCCGCGGCTTAGGTACATCTATCGGTGGAGAGGTGATAAAAAGTGAGCTTTTTTAGAGGGCCTAACATCGTTACACGGGCTAATAAAATTTCGACATTTACCGTTAACACGGCTGAATACGGTACGGCCGTTCCTGAGATTTACGGCACTACGCGTATTGGCGGGAACATTATATATTATGACGATTTTACTGCGCACGAGCACAAAGAGACTCACCGATCAGGCAAGGGCGGCGGAAAACAGACTAACATCACGTATACCTATTCCGTGGCGACAATTATCGGACTCTGCGAAGGCCAGATAGCCGGTATCGGTAGAATCTGGAAGGATAAAGAAGTTTACAACTATCCGGCAGAGGATGTAGGGCTGTCACTTTTTGACGGCGCATCTACGCAGGCGCCGTGGAGTTATGTAGAGCAGCATCATTCCGATAAATCACTTCCATATGACGGTTTGGCTTATATGGCGGGTGTTATCGATCTGGGTGACTCCGCAGCTATGCCGACATACAATTTTGAAGTAAAAGGCAAGCTGCTTAGTACCGGAGACGGTATCGACGTTAATCCCGCGGATTACATAAGAGCGCTGTTAGACAGAGTCGGATTGTCTGATGTCGTTATTGAAAACCTCGATGAGTATCGAAAGTACTGTAAAGAGGCCGATCTGCTCATTTCTACACCGGCAGATGCCGATGAAAGCGCCGTGCGCGACATCGTTAAAGAAATAACCGGACTCACTAACGCGCACATTTTCTGGTCTAACGACCGGTATAAAATCGTCATAACCGAAGACCGTCCCGCAGGTAACTGGATGCCGGATAAAACTGTACAGTATGACCTGACCGCTGACGATTTCATTCCGCAGTCTGATGGAGCACTTGTTACATACCAGCGAAAAGACTCCGCAGATATTTATAATCGTTTTCCTGTCGAGTTTTGTAACAGATCTAACAGCTACGAAAAAGAATCTGTCGCTTATCAGTTTTCTGAAGATATCGCGAATCACGGACTCCGGCAAGCTAACACGATAAACGCGCGGTATGTGTATACGAAAGCAAGAGCTGTGAAAGTAGCCGAGATGGCCGCTCGTAAGAATAAATACGGAAGAAACCAATATACTTTTACTCTTGATTGGGCTTTCTGCAGAATAGAGCCGGGCGACTTAGTACGTATATCAGATAAGTATAGCGGAATCGATAAACAAGTAGTCAGGGTGACTGCAGTTACCGAAGACGATAGCGGAATGCTTACAGTTACAGCGGTATCTGTGCCTCCGGGAAACTATTCTGCAGCTACGTATGATGTACACGACGTCGACCGCCCGTACATCGAATACAATAAAACGGCTCCGGATACCGTTCCGGTTATCTTTCAGCCGCCTGCAGATCTTACCGCCGACGGCTTAGAGCTGTGGATAGCGGCAAAAGGCAAAGCGGACGGCTGGGGCGGATGTACCGTCTATGTGTCTGATGACAACACAAACTACCGGACAGTCGGGCAAATTGCAGGATCCGCGCGGTGCGGTAAATTAATGCATCCGTTGTCACCGATGCCGAACCATCCAAGTGGCAATCAAGCAATAGTAACATGTAATGATCAGCTGCTTAGCGGTACGCCGCAGGACGCAGAACGCAGGAATACGCTCTGCTGGATAGACGGCGAGTGTATGAGTTACATCAACGCTAATTTGCAGTCGAACGGAGCGTGGCTACTGACGGGGTTATACCGCGGGCAGTGTAATACCGAAGTCAGAATGCATGCTAAAGACACGGATTTTGTCCGTCTTGACAATTCTGTATTTAAAGTACCGTTTACGAAAGATGACATCGGTAAAAAGATCTATCTCAAATTCTGTTCATATAACATTTTCGGGGCGGGGAATCAGGAGCTGTCCGAAGTCAAAGCGTACGAATATACGTTACAGAAATACTACATTCCGCCAGTTACTGACATCACGGCATATAACCGATACAGGCAGCTTGCGGATGGCGTGTCTCGTTATGATATCGTTGTCAGCTGGACGCCGCCGGAACTGCAGTCTTATTTACAAGGTGACGTCTGGTATAAGACCAGCAACGCGCAGGCAAAAGACCTTGTTATTAAAGAGGGCACGAAGGGCTCTGAACTCGGTTTTGACGGTGAGTGGACGTTTGGCGGCAGCGGAAAAAATCAGGTCGTCATTCCGCAGGCCATTGTCGGAGATACCTATTTAATCGCCATATGCACGAAAGACGAATGGGGTGAAACGACAAGCCCGGACACCTCACCACAACTGAAGATCCTCGTTACGCTTAAGACGGAAATCCCGAACACGCCCGACGGCTTCGGAATAGACTTTGGAACAGCATGTATCGCCAGCTGGAAAGAAGTCACAAATACTGACGTCGCTTTTTACGAGATCCGAACAGATGAGAACGCAGGTGCTGAAACGGCGGGACTGTTAGCACGGACGAACAACTTGTCTGCTATCCTGCCGCTGGCTGAACGGAGCGGGAAACTGTATCTATATGCTAAGTCCGCAATCGGAAAATATTCTGCGCCCGCTATTTTGCAATATAACAAGCCGGTACCGAAGAAACCGAATCCGCCCGTACTTACAAGTACAATCGGAGGTTTTGGACTGACAGCTGAAGCGATTCCGAAAGACTGCGCAGGAATGAACATCTACATCAGTGGCACCGACGGGCAGAAGACAATCAAGACCGAAAACAACAGCTACAGTCACACTTGCGGGGCGGGAATCTACGACGTCTCCATCGCTTACTATGACCTGTTCGGAGAGGGCGAGAAATCCGGAGAAAGCCGCGTTGTCGTTAAAATATCGATCAGCAAAGATATGCTTGCTGATGAGGCGGTAAGTCTTGAGAAAGTAGATAAACTGCTGAAAAATGCCGTGGCTAATGCAAATGCAGCGATCCCGAGGTTAAATACTGTTGACAAAAACATATCAAAAATAGAGCAAACGCAGAAAAGCATAACACAGACAGTGCAAGCTAATAAAAGCGCTACTGATACAGAAATAAGTCAAATAAAACAGACGGCGTCTAATTTATCAAGCACTGTACAGAATAACAAAGCGCAACTGTCATCGAGAATTAATCAGAACGCGAGCAGTATCACGTCTGTTGTTACTAATCTCGGCAATCTCATGCTTGCCAAAGCAAATTACAGCGCGATCGCTCAAATGCAGGACGCTATCAATCTAAGAGTGCAAAAAGGAGATGTCATTAATCAGATTAACGTGTCGCCGACCACGACGACAATAGACGGAAAGTATCTGCACATCAAGAGCACTACGGTTATAGATAACAACGTCATTGTGTCAAGAATGCTTGCAGCAAAAGCGGTTACAGCTGATAAGCTGGCGGTTACATCGTTATCAGCAATTACAGCAAATATCGGCACGTTGCGTACAAAAACAAGCGGAGCGAGAACAGAAATCAAAGACAACCTGATTGAAGTGTACGACAGCAATAATCGGTTAAGAGTAAGATTGGGGGTGTGGCAAAAATGATGTACGTGTTGATTGTAATTGCGGTTATTGGTGTCATCGTGTATACGTGCTTGAAAAAGAAGAAACGAGGCGACATAGAAAAGCCGCATGAAGAAGAAAAACCTGAAGATAGCGAAAATCACACGGAAATTACGGTAAAGGTACCGATAGAAAGTAAAGGGTACATAGTTAAAGACGGAGTCAAGAAAGAGGTGACAATAAGGTATATGCCGCAGGGATTACAAGTTTTTGATGAGAACGGGGTATGCGTATTAGATGTTACCGACAGGCTGGTTAAATATCTCGGAGTAGTCCAAATCAATGGAACGAACGGAAGTATTACTAACGACGAATTAAGTGATGGGGATTTGTGGTATTATCCGCTAAATATAAAAACACCGCCATTGACTCCGTCAATTCATACCGAGTATCATATGCCGACAATAACAAAAAATGGGAAAAGCATATCGTGGGATTACGGATCATATCCAGCTGATAAACGATTGTCTATGGTTCTTTTATACGGGGTGTACTAACATGACAAGTGCGGGAATTACAGTATATAACGGCGATAATAAGTTAACTGTTAACCAGACATACAAGAATCTTGTACTTAAGCGAAAAATAAAATTGATAGATTTAAAAACGGTAGAAATTGTGAGAAGAGATGTGCCTGTATTAGATCTCGCAAAAGATGAAATCCTCGTTGCGGTGGGTGGTATGACTTCAAATAACAATATGTTGATAATTCAAGATTATGACTACGAGGCAAAACGAATTGAGTTTCGCGGTGTAGAGTACAGCGAAGATGAGGATACCGATGACGAAATATTAGATATTGAAGATTTTAGAAATGCATACCCGGATGTATATGCTTATGTGTTCGGCCTTGACACGAGTACACCAGCACAAAGTGGAGTCGGCTTACAAGTATTTAACAGCGTTGGATGTTGCGTATTTGACAGCACTAAAGAATATATGAGAGTAAGACATTTTGGACCAACAGGGTATACATTGCCGTCGGCAACAAATAAGTATGCCATATGCCAGATCGGATCAGATATAGCTTATACAGAAACAAAGGGAGAGTTTGGCGGCAGTATAACGGAAGTAAGTTTCCCAGCGATTGTCAACGGGAAAGTACAGGTACGAACGTTATCTATGTACTATGCAACGGGATTCCCCGGATCCGGCGATTCATATCATTATGATGCATTTAATTATATGGTGATCGATGTTACAAATTACTAAAAAGGAGAAAAAATCATGAAAAGAAACTACATTGTAAACGGTAAAGTGTCGTATCCGCAAAATGACGGGGTTTTAACGACGTTTAGCTTTCACAATCCACAGACTGGCGAAATGCTGACGATGCAGACAACGTCGCAAGACGAAACCGATGAATTGAACTACGGAGACACGGTCACGCTGGAGATTAAAAAAGCAGAACTTGAAGATACCGAAGAAACAGAAGAGACCGAGGTATCCGAATGAAACCGCAGACATTTCAACATCCGGAAATAAGAGACGAAAACGACAACATAATACAGCCTGGGGCGTTTGGGAAAAATACACCGTTCTGCACGAAAGGCAACGATGGCATATTCGATTATTTCGCGAACGATATCGAATATCTATATAAACAAGGCGCGGCAGATGATAAAGATTTTAAAGCAAAGTCATTAGCGGTAACGGGTACGAGTGACCTTAACTTAGTCAATGCTGATACGGTCAAAGCAAAGTCATTAGCGGTAACGG